TAGAATTATCACAAGAAGAAATTGATAGAGAAACTGAAAAAGATAAATCAGCACTTTTTCAAAGAAAAAGAGTACAAGCATATTGTGAAGAATTATTTATTAGACAGATCGAAGTTCAAGATATTGAAGCAGATGATTTAATTGCTGCATATTGCAAAAGAAATCACAAAAAAGAAGAGATCATCCTGTACACAAACGACAAAGATTTTCTTCAATTACTAACTCTTGATATTGGAATATATTTGGAGAGTGAACATGCGATAGTCGAAGCAGGAAATTTCTTTAACTACTTTAATTATTTCTATAAGAATGCATTGACCATGAAAATTCTTTGTGGTGATAATAGTGATGTTATTGCAGGTATTGATGGCATTGCAGAAACAACTTTACTAAAACATTTTCCAGAATTAATTGATAGTGAAGTGTCGGTGAGAGATATATGCAAAAAATCTGTATTAATCAACGAAGAAAGAAAAAAGGAAAAAAAGAAACCAATTAAAGCACTTGCTAATATCACTGAAAATATCGAAAGGTTAAAAACAAATCATCAATTGATGAATTTGAATGAACCGTTTTTAAATGATGAAGCATATAAAGAGTTGGATGCCTTGGACTTACCACTTTCAGACGATAACAGAGGTAGTAAAAATCTATATCCGATGATGGTTGAAGATGATTTCCTATCATTATATTCAAACTATGGTAATTTTGCAGATTATGTGCAACCATTCTTTACTGTTATTGCAAGAGAAAAAGATTTATTAAAAAATTACTTGAAGAAGGTTTGATTAGTAGATATTTTTATCTATAATTGCTTTGTATAACGAATTAAATAAAAACATATGTCAGAAGAAAAAAGAGTAGAAAACAATTTTAAGTTTGGACTTTATCTAAGAGGTGAGAAAATCTATGAAAGAATTTTCAGTGCCGACTTATATAATCCAGTAGTTAGATACTCTGTTGATATTAGAGAAAACATACCCTCTATTATCTCAAGCATTCAAGAAGTTCTTCAATCGGAGAACTTGACGTTCACTAATTTTCAAAACGTAAACACTAAAGATTATTACAAGCACATCTGTAATATCAATAAGATGCATCCGATTAAATTATTTGTACCACAACCATACCGTGATGAAGTGAAAACCAAATATCAAGGTAAGGGTACTGAATTTAAGTTTGGTGTATATATTAACACTAATCCAATTGTAGAAAGAAATTTCTATGTAGACAAATACAATCCAGAAGCAAGGTTCTCAAATCAGTTACCTGAACTTCTTGATGAAATAGTTGAGTATCTTCAAAACTATTTGAAGAGAAGTGATGTGAATCATATGTGGAATGATTATGATCTAATCAACACATACGAATTAACTATTCAAAAAGTAAGAGAATTGTCTAAGGAGAAGAGAGCAGAATACCTAAGCAAAAAGAATGATCTTTCTTTTGTTGAGAAAATTAGAATGTCTAACTTTGAAAACATCTCAAAAAGAGAGTACAATGCTGAACTAAATTAATAATTGTTATTTTTTCTTTGAACTATGTCAACCATGATAACAATTATTAATTATGAACGAAACAAATAGAGATGACTTAGGGTACATGGGTGCATCCTTCCAGATGAAGGTTTTATGGCAACTATTAACATCCCCTGAATTCGCAGAAAACATAGTACCAGTATTAACGGCTAGTTATTTTGATAATCAGCTTCATAAATTCATTATGAGCATGATTAAGAAATATCACGAAGAACATGGTATTCCCGCCAATCTAAAAAATAGATCGATATACGAATATATCGGTGCATCAAACAAATCAGACGTTGATAAAGAACTTGCTTACGGTGCATTAAACCAAATAGTAAGTTTTGATAGAAACGTAATTAATGGTATTCAATTTAACGATGGTGCTGTTGTTCAAAAAACAATATGGCTGTTCGTTAAACAACAAGAATCCAAAAAATTAGCTAACGATATTTTTGACAAAATCAAAACAGGTGAACTTGAGGATAATGTTCATTATTTTGAAGATAAGTTCAAAGATATTATGAAGTTAGGTGAGAAACATGATCTTGGTGAAGATGTGTTTCATGATCCAGAAGATGCACTTAGAAAAGATTACCGTGAACCAATACCAACAGGTATTAAAGTAATGGACGAAGCAATGGCAGGTGGTCTTGGTAAAGGTGAAATGGGTTTAGCTTTGATGGCTTATGGTATCGGTAAAACAACATTCCTGACTAAAGCAGCTAACACAGCATACAATAATGAGAAGAATGTTCTTCAAATCTTCTTTGAGGATAATGTTAGTGATATAAAAAGAAAGCATTATGCTCTTTGGACTAAAATACCATTATCACAATTAGAAGATAAGAGAGAAGAAGCAATTGTTCTTGTTAAAGATTTTCATGCTGAACGTGCAGCAAAAGGACTTGGTGGTAGACTGATCTTAAAGAAAATGGATCAGGAAAATACAACAATTCCTGATATTAAAAATTGGATTCTTAATTATCAAAAAACATACGGTATCAAATTCGATATGCTTGTTCTTGATTATCTTGATTGCGTTGAACCACATAAGAATGCACATGGTGATCAAAACAAAGCTGAGTTGATTGTGGTGAAAGCATTTGAATCTTTATTAGCTGAATTAAATATCCCGGGCTGGTCAGCCGTTCAAGGTAATCGTACTGCTGTGCGTTCTGAATTTGTACATGGTGATCAAATGGGTGGAAGTTTAAAGAGAGCACAAAAAACTCACTTCTTATTTTCAGTTGCTAAATCACAAGAACAAAAACAAGAGAACTTAGCAAACATTCAGATCATTAAATCTCGTATGACTAAAGATGGTCAGGTTTATGAAAATGCAATCTATAATAACGATACATTAGAGATTAGATGTTTTGAAAGTATTGCACCTTCTTCAACACAATCAGCACAACCTAAAAAGTCAAGAATTCAAGATCAACCAATGGAAAATCTTAGTTTTTTTAGTAATATGATGGAAAACGCTAAAAAATTAAACGATATGGTTGAGAATCAAGTAGATAAAGATGTGCGTGAAAAACACGCTAAAAAGAAAGAAGAAAATAATCTTCCTGATAGTCAAGAAGATAAAAAAGATTCAGACGAATCTGATGAAAATTCAGAGAAAAAAGAGTGAAAAATGTATTTATATTTACCCCCAAATAAAATTAACGAATAAAAAAATAGATTATGGAAGTTGATACTATATTAACGAAAGAAATTGTTATCGAAAAAAATGAAACAAAACAAACATTTAAAAGAGAAGAAGTAATGCAAGCATGTTTAGAGTATTTCAAAGGAGATACTTTAGCTGCCGAAGTTTGGATTAACAAATATGCATTAAAAGATTCAGCAGGAAACATATATGAGAGAACTCCTGATGATATGCATAGAAGAATTGCAAAAGAACTTGCAAGAATTGAAAGTAAATATGAAAATGCAATTGATGAAGAAACAATATTCTCATTAATCAAAGATTTTAAATACATAGTCCCACAAGGAAGTCCAATGTCAGGCATTGGTAATAATTTTCAAGTGGTATCATTGTCAAACTGTTTTGTAATTGGAAATGAAGTTGATTCGGATTCATATGGGGGTTTGTTTAAACTGGATCAAGAACTTGTTCAATTACAAAAAAGACGTGCTGGTGTGGGACTTGACTTATCTTTTGTAAGACCAAAAGGATCACCTGTAAAAAATTCTGCGTTGACATCAACTGGTATTGTTCCGTTTATGGAACGTTATTCCAATTCAACAAGAGAAGTTGCTCAAGATGGTCGTAGAGGTGCATTAATGGAAAGTTTTTCAATTAGACACCCTGATGCAGAAGATTTTATTGATGCAAAAATGACACAGGGTAAAGTAACAGGTGCTAACGTATCGATGCGTATTCATGATGATTTCATGGAAGCTGTTGTAAATAATAAAACATACACACAGAAGTATCCTGTTGATTCAAAAACGCCAAAGGTTACTAAGGATATTGATGCAAGCAAATTATGGAAGAAAATCATTCACAATGCATGGAAGTCTGCTGAACCCGGGATTTTGTTTTGGGACACGATCATCAAAGAATCAATTCCTGATTGCTACGCACATTTAGGATTCAAAACAATCTCAACTAACCCTTGTGGTGAAATTACTTTGTGTGCTAACGATAGTTGTCGTCTTGTTGCAATCAATTTATATAACTACGTAGTAAATCCGTTTACGAAAGATGCATATTTTGATTATGAGTTATTTAAGAAACATGCATATATCGCAGAAAGATTTATGGATGATATTATTGATCTTGAACTTGAAAAGATTGATAAGATTATTGCAAAGATTCATAGCGATCCAGAACCAGATGAAATTAAGGCAACGGAATTAAAACTTTGGATGAACATTAAAGACAAGTGTATTCAAGGTCGTAGAACTGGTCTTGGTATTACTGCCGAAGGTGATATGATGGCTGCATTAAATCTAAGATATGGTTCTGATGAATCACTTGATGTTGCAGAAAAAATACATAAGAAGTTAAAACTTGCAGCATACCGTTCATCTGTTGATATGGCAAAAGAACGTGGTGCATTCCCGATCTTCGATGCTGGATTAGAAAAGAATAATCCATTCATTCTTAGAATTAAGAAGGAAGACCCTAAGTTGTATGCTGACATGTTATTATATGGTAGAAGAAACATAGCATTACTGACTATCGCTCCAACTGGAAGTGTGTCTATCTTAACACAAACAACTTCTGGTGTTGAACCTGCTTTCTTAGTATCATATATGAGAAGACGTAAGATCAATCCACAAGAAAAGAATGTACGTGTTGATTTTGTAGATGAAGTTGGTGATAGCTGGCAAGAATATCCAGTGTTCCATCATAAGTTTGAAGTTTATTTAGCAGCAAACGGATATGATGTTGCAGAAGTAAAAGGATATACTAAAGCAGAGATTGAAAAACTAATTGAGAAATCTCCGTATTACAAAGCAACATCTAATGATGTTGATTGGGTTAAGAAAGTTGAAATGCAGGGACGTATTCAAAAACATATTGATCACTCTATATCAGTAACCGTAAACTTACCTAATGAAATTACCGAAGAAATTGTATCTAAGGTATATGAAACTGGTTGGAGATCAGGTTGCAAAGGTATGACTGTTTATCGTGATGGCTCACGTTCTGGTGTACTTGTTAGTGAAAGTGCTAAGAAGGAAAAAGAAGTTGAGAAAATCTTCAAAGATAATCATGCACCAAAGAGACCTAAGAGATTGAAGGGCGAGATCATGAGATTCCAAAACAATTTAGAGAAGTGGATTGGTGTTGTTGGATTGTTAGACGGAAGACCTTATGAAATTTTTACTGGTAAACTCGAAAACGGATTGAGCGAATTATCTCCATCTATTAAAGAGTGTGAGATTGTTAAGAACAGAGACGAAGACGGTAATTCAAGATATGATATTGAATATGTTGATCAGAATGGTGAGAAACAAATACACAAAGGATTATCACATGCATTCAATCCTGAATTCTGGAACTATGCTAAATTGATTTCATCAGTATTACGTCATGGTATGCCAATGATTTACGTTCAAGCACTTATCAATTCATTGAATTTAAATGATGAACATTTAAATACATGGAAGAATGGTATGGCAAGAGTAGTAAAGAAATATATTCCAGACGGTGAAAAGGGTACTGGTAAATGTCAAAGCTGTGGTGGAGATAGTTTACAGTATATCGAAGGATGCTTAACCTGCAAAAGTTGCGGTCAATCTGCTTGTTCCTGAGTAATAATACCACATATTTTACTTTTTAGACATCCTTACGTATTTATTAGTACGTAAGGATTTTTTATGATAAAATGTAATATTTGTAATACCGAATTTAAAAATAATTTAGGTGGTCAGTTGACTAATCATCTTAAAGAAAATCATAATATATCTATTGAAGATTATTATGTTAAATTTATTTTAAAAGGTGTTGAACCAAAATGTAAATGTGGATATTGTAATGAAAGACCTAATTTTTATAGAGGTAAATTTAGATCATATGCAATAAATCATAATAAATTTCAATGGATTGAAAAAAAATATATTGAGAAATATGGTCATCCAAAATGTCAAAATAAAGATTGTGATAATTTTGTTAAATTTCATAGAGGTAAACCTAATAAATTTTGTTCATTTAAATGCCATGAATCAAAATGGAATCAAGTAAAAGTTGGTGAAACAGTTAAAATAAAATATGGTGTAAATAATGTTTTTCAGTTAGAAGAAGTAAAAAATAAATCGGTGAATAAATTAATGAATAATTATGGTGTAAAAACCCCAATGCAATCTAATAAAATAAAAGAAAAAATAAAAACCAATTTTTTAATAAAGTACGGTGTTGATCATCCGATGAAATTAGAATCAACAAAACAAAAAATAAAAGATGTTATGTTAATAAAATATGGTGTTGATCATAATTCTAAAACAGAAAAAAATAGAGAGATTTCTTCTAAGAATATGTGTAAATATAACGCCAATTTAAATACTAACCATAAAATACGTTATTACAAGGAAACAAAATTATATTATCAATCTCAATATGAGTATAGATTTCTTGAACTATCTGAAAAACTTGGGCTGTTAGATATGTTGGATAATTCACACACGTTCAAGTATGAAGATAAAACTTTAGGTAAGTGGCATTTACCCGATTTTATATTTGATAAGAAGTATGTAATAGAAATTAAATCGACATATTGGATGAATAGACAAGGTGGTATTGATAGAATAAAATATAAAAAAGAATCTGTTGAGATATTGGGTTATAAATATATTTTTATTCTTGATGAAAATTATGATGAATTTTATGATGTATTACAAAATGGAGCAATCGATATACATAAATAAAGAAATCTATTCTCGAATACATGACATACTTTCTTCAAGGTATGTCATATTATTTGATGAAGAGGAAGAGTATTTAAATATCATTAGAAGGGAAATCAAAGCCAAAAATTTTGATTTTCTGGATGGAAATCTTGTTTTAGATGAACACAATAACCTTTTCAAGCTGATTATCATATAGTTATGTACACATATTTAGGAACAGAGTGTTGGGTTTATACTCTCTATATTCAAGAACTCAATAAAAATTAATAAATTTTACTGTTTTTTATAACCTTTTATAAAAAACTACGTATTTAGTATTACCGCCAGAAAAAAATAAAAAATATTTTGATGGTGGTGTTGACAAAGTGAATTTTATTCATACCTTTGTCATCCCAATAAGGAAAAACGTTCTTTAAAATCTTAAAAATATGGGCTGCTTGAAGTCCATAAGATAAAACCAGTAATGGTGATAAAGGAGCAGTGGTAAAAGCACCATTGTTTCGACCTGATCTCGAAAGGGAAAGGGTACACTCAAGCAAGCGTTGTGTTTGATATTTATGAGTCGAGGGTCTTACGACTGTAGGCGATTAGATGTCAAGTCTGACTAACGGAGTCAGAATAAGTATGGAAACATATGATCATAAAGCGTAGGATATGGTTTGAAGTCTCGCAAGGATAGAAAGCTGTTACCAATATAATTAGGTGTTGTCGCCAAAAGCATGATGTCTAGTTGTTTCGTGATCGCAAGTCACAGAGAGTTGTTTGGTATTGGCTATCCAAAAGGTAGTTAGCCGAGTCTCAGCCACAACTTTCCCAAGTCCGATATATACTCAAAAAGTATATCCATTTGAAGGATAAAACACTTTATTAAAGAAAAAGTGCTGAGACGTTAGAGTAGTAAGTCGCAAACTACCGTTGCAATATACGGTAATGGTTGGCTCTCAAGGTCAATCAGATGATACAACTCGTTGTTAGAAGGCGACTTCTTTAGGCTGTTATGAAAGGAATAGCGCAGTGATGGATGTAACTGAAAATGCTCTGACGATACGATTGGTTTCCGTAAGAAACTTGCGATTGTAGCGTACTTGCCGAAAGGTGGGTGGATAAGAAGAGAACCCGTTAAAAGGATAATTCTTCGAAAGTGCTACTGGAATGCTGTAATCTCAGGCGTTTATCTTCAACATCGAGTCGATGGGAATTGGCAGATGTTGAGGAAGAACCTTCGGGTTAATCCCGAAGTTAACATGGAGATGTAGTTTAACTATTAAAACGCACGACTTTGGGTTGTGTGATAAGAGCGTAAATCTCTTCAACTCCACATATGATCTTGTCGTCTAAACTACAGGACACCACCCTAACAGGTGGGAATAGGGGTGTGAATCCCTTCGAGATCACCAAGAACTGGCTATTAATTTGGTTACTTCAAAAATTGATTCATACTCAACCGTTAACCACTAAATTGCGTTTCCAGTTTTTATTTTATTAAAGATATTTGTGGCTAAAGTATAAGTTACTCCACGCCTTCGGGCAACAAACTGTTAACTTGTAAACTACTTTTACTAATTTCCACAATGTTATTACTCTGGCTACTGACTCGGTTACTTCAAATTCAACTATGATAAAAGAAACCACTGTGTCCCATTACCAGAGTTTTTTTCGCAACAACAACTTTTAAATGAATACTATTATGACAACAACAACCGAAACAACAATCGCAACATCATTGTCTTCTTTAACCAAGAACACAATCGCTCTTCAAAGAGGATTACTAATTGAGTCTGATTTATTATTAGCTTACATTGGTTCACCTAAATTTTTATCATTGCAAGAAAAAATGTCAATTCAAGCCGAATTGATGCAGCTTGGATATATGTTATCCGAAGAAGCACTTAATTGTGTTTCAATTTCTTGGTTCAATGAAATCATGCCTTACTTGAGAAAGACATTGGGTGTAGGAAACTACAGACCATTCTATGAAAACTTTCCAAAGCAAGTGATGGAACTTAGCTATGCTGATTTATATTGGAATGCTATTCGTCATTATGCGTCAGAAGGTACATGGCAACCTGCTTATGAACTTAGAGAAAGAGGTTATGCTTTCGAAAATACTAAATTCACTACCATTAAACTTGGTACTGAAAAGGATTTTGCAAATATCTTCACAACTCTTGTGTCTATTAATCAATCAATCACTGAAAACGACAAACAAGTAGTTGAGTGGTTCGTTATGAACCAACGTGATCAATTGGTTATGCCTAAGAGCATCCCTTTCAAGGAAACTCTCTGTATGCTTGCTGGACATGGTTTAAACGTGCCAATAACAAGTGCAACCGATGTACTTAGAATTGCTGTGTATTTTTCTGGTGGTGATATTTCATTACCTGCAATACCAAAAGTTACTATTGGTGATGTTCTTCCTAACAGAAGATCAGTATTCTTCCATAACTTGAAGAACGCTCAGATCGAAGCAAGAGATAAGGCTAAGTTCAAGAATTTGAACAGAGCAAGAAGAAAGTATTTGCTTTCATTGCTTGAAAATACTAATATCGATTTGGGTGAAATGAAACTCAAATTAGAAAGATGGTTACGTCTTGGTGAAGTACTTCACGTAGGTGAATACAAGAAGAGATTTCCAAAATCTTTCGAAGCATTTGATATGCTTAGAAACCATGCTAAGGATGTTAAAACTTTTGAATCAAAGGTTGAAGCAGCTTTTGCTCGTGTTTTTGAAACTGAAAATGGTGATGATTTAGAAATTGCTTTGGCTTTGCTTGCAAAGAAACCAAGTGTTTATGCTCGTAAACTTGACTGGTTGTTGAGAACTTTTGATAACCAACAAGTACTTGAGCAATTTGAAAAAATTGCATCAGGTGTAAGCAAGAAAGTATTGTGGGAACATTACAATCACTTCTTGAATCGTGATACATCTAACCCAAGATCGATCATGATCAAAGGTAAGAAGGCTAGAAAGGTGACATTAGAACCATTGCCACCAATGAGCAAGATCACGATCAACAAGATTCAGAACACAATCTTGAAGTGTGTTGCTCAACATTTCAGCAAACTTGAAAAACTTGGTGAAGTGTGGATTGACGAAAGATTGAAGAAAATTCCATTGCCAACAGCAATGAGAAGTGTGAACACATCAGTGAAAACTTATGTGAGAGGAACAAGAGTGCCTTTCAATGAAAATGCAAAGGTAATTAGACCATTCATTCATTGGTTCGATCAACATGGAAATGAAGATTTGGACTTGAGTGCTGGATTCTATGACAGGAATCTTGGTTCACTTAATCATCTTTCATATACCAATTTGAAAATCGAAAAATATAACTCATGTCACTCTGGTGATGTGAGACAGAGAAGAGGTGCATGTGCTGAATATGTCGATATTGACATAGCAACTTGTCTTGCTAACAGAGTAAGATATGTAATGGTACAAGTACATAATTTCCAAAACAGACCTATGCACTCAATGAAAGATTGTGTGTTCGGAATGATGGAAAGAGAATTCCCTGAATCAGACAAAATCTTTGTACCAAAGACCATAACCAATGCAGTAGCAATAGCGAACGAAAGTTCAACAGTATGTATTGCAATCTTGGATTTGGTTGAAAAGGAATACATCTGGCTTGATCTTGAACTTGAATCAAGAGGATTGGCTAACTTAGAAAGCACTTCTAATATGGTTGGTCAATTGATCAGAGGAACGGTCAACAATACGCAATTATCTGTATATGATTTATTATCATTACATGCAGAAAGCAGAGGAAAGATTGTTAGTAAGGCTGAAAATGCAACTACTAAATTCGAGTACGATGATTTCATTACAAGCTACGAGAAGGTTGCGACCTTCATGTAAGAATTAAAGTGGTTATGGGGATTATGTAGATGTATCTATCGAAAGATTGTCACGCCAATAGGGTATCGTACATGGTCGATAAATGGAT